AATAGAGCCGCAATAGACCACGAAGTTATTCAAGCGGATAGTGTGGGTGATTCTTATAAGAAAGTCCAAACTGCAGACTTTATAATGTCGGTAAGTAGGAAAACAAAAGATAAGTTATCAAACACAGGTCGTATTCACATTGTAAAGAATAGATTTGGTCCTGACGGAATGACATTCCCTGCAAAGATTGATACATTTACTGGTATTATGGATGTATTTGCCGCCAATTCGGTTGACGGAATGACATCTACAAAAGATAGTAAAAATGGAGAAGGATTAGAGAAAAAATTACTACATAAGAAGTATGTAGAGAATATGGGATAAGTATTAAAAAATTAAAAAAAGTGTTAATAAATATTTTTCAACAAAACCTAAAATTAACTAAAGAAAACGGGGTATAATGCTGCTAGACCAGATATATATCTTTACATTTCCCACTTTTTTAGGGAAAATATTTACTAACGAAAATTAAAAATTTACAAACAAAATGGACATTTCAAACAAAATCTTATCTGAAATTACGGTTTATATGAAGTACGCAAAGTACAGACCAGAATTACAAAGAAGAGAAACATGGTATGAGTTGGTTACGAGAAATATGGAAATGCATATTAAAAAGTATCCAGAATTAGAACAAGAAATTAGAGACAACTATCAATTTGTATATGATAAAAAGGTATTACCATCAATGCGTTCAATGCAGTTCGCAGGTAAACCAATTGAAATGTCACCAAATAGAATTTACAATTGTGCATTTGCACCGATTGATGATTGGAGAGTATTCTCCGAAATCATGTTCTTACTTTTGGGTGGAACCGGTGTTGGTTATTCAGTTCAAAAACATCACGTAGATGCATTACCTGAAATTAGAAAACCAAATGCAGACAAAACTCGTAGATTCCTTATCGGAGATTCTATTGAAGGATGGGCAGATTCGATTTCAGTATTAGTGAAGTCGTATTTTTTTGGTGGAAGTAAACCACAATTTGACTTTAGAGATATTAGACAAAAAGGTGCAAGATTGATTACATCGGGTGGTAAGGCTCCAGGCCCTCAACCTCTAAAAGAATGTCTTATCAAATTAGAAGGTATATTAGATTCTAAAAAGAATGGTGATAAGTTAACACCAATCGAAGTTCATGATATGGTTTGTCATATTGCAGATGCAGTATTGGCGGGTGGTATTAGAAGAGCTGCATTAATTTCTTTGTTCTCTGCAAATGACGAACAAATGATTAGTTGTAAGAGTGGTGCATGGTGGGAAACAAATCCACAAAGAGGTAGAGCAAATAACTCAGCAGTATTGATGAGACATAAAATTGACAAACCTTACTTTATGGACTTATGGAAAAGAATTGAAGCAAGTGGAGCAGGTGAGCCTGGCATCTACTTATCAAACGATAAAGATTGGGGAACTAACCCATGTTGTGAGATTGCATTAAGACCTTTCCAATTCTGTAATTTATGTGAAGTAAACGTAAGTGATGTAGTAGACCAGGATGATTTGAATGCAAGAGTAAAAGCAGCATCATTCATCGGAACATTACAAGCAGGATATACCGATTTCCATTACCTTCGTCCAATCTGGCAAAGAACAACTGAAAAGGACGCACTTATTGGTGTATCTATGACAGGTATCGGAAGTGGTGCAGTTTTAAAAATGAATATGAAAGAAGCAGCTAAGGTTGTTAAAGTTGAAAATGCAAGAGTAGCTGAAGTGTTAGGTATCAATGTATCCGCAAGAACTACAACAGTTAAACCTGCCGGAACAACATCATTGACATTAGGAACATCATCAGGTATTCATGCATGGCATAATGATTACTATATTCGTAGAGTAAGAGTAGGTAAGAACGAAGCAATTTATTCTCACTTATTAGTAAATCATCCGGAATTAGTAGAAGATGAATATTTTAGACCACACGATACGGCAGTAATTGGTATTCCACAAAAGGCACCTGAAACTGCAATCTTTAGAACTGAGTCTCCAATTCAATTATTAGAGAGAGTTAAGAAAGTACATGGTGAGTGGATTAAACCTGGTCATAGAACTGGTAACAACACACACAACGTATCTGCAACAGTTTCAATTAGAGAACATGAGTGGGATGCAGTTGGAGAGTGGATGTGGGAGAATAAAGAATTCTATAATGGACTTTCAGTATTACCTTACGATGGTGGAACTTATATTCAAGCTCCATTTGAAGATTGTACAAAAGAAAAGTACGAAGAATTAATGAAAACACTTAATGAAGTAGACTTAAGCAAGGTTATTGAAATCGAAGATAATACAGATTTATCAGGTGAGGTAGCTTGTGCAGGAGGTGCGTGTGAAGTTAAATAAAGATGATAAGGAATTATATTATTTGGAAAATGGTAAAGTGGTGTTCACTCCTGAGTATCACCTTAAACGAGGTGATTGCTGTGGGAGTGGGTGCCGCCATTGTCCTTATATTCCAGTAGGTATAAAAGGAAATAAAAACACAAAACAAAAACAAAATGGTAACAGTTAAAAAATTCTCAGCAGTATGGTGTGGCCCTTGTAGAGTCTTAGCACCGGTAATGAATGAAATCAAAGGTCAATTTTCAAATGTAAAGTTTGAAGAATATGATATTGATGAATATAGTGATGTAACGGAACAATATGGAGTCCGTTCAGTTCCAACGGTAATCATTGAAAAAAACGGAGTAGAATTACAAAGATTTTCAGGACTTTCATCTAAAATGGCATATGTCAACGCAATCAATGAAGCAGTAAAGTAAATTTGGTATTGTGAAAAAAATTAGTTATATTAGAGTTATGTTAAGAGGTGAATCACATCCAATGCATAAACTGACAGAAGAACAGATATTGCAAATTAGGGAACTATACAAAATAGGTCATAGAAATATCAATGTTATAGCTAGGAACTATGGAGTATCACCTGCAAACATTAAAAAAATAGTTACAAACGAAACGTGGAAACACATGGTTAAGTGGCCATATGAAAGTACAAGATAAACAATATTGTGATACTTCCAAGTTTAGTGTAAGGTTAATTGAAAAGTCGGTTGCAAAGAATATAATAGTAAAACATCACTATTCCAAACAATGGACAAAAGTTAGTTACGCATTAGGTTTGTTCTACGAAAACGACACCGAACATAAATTCTTTGGTGGAGTTAATCAGGAACTAATTGGTGTCATTTGTTATGGTGACCCGATTGGTAGACATTGTGGAGCATCTATAAGTGAAACATTAGATAGAACGGAAGTGATGGAATTAGTAAGACTTTTTGTATTTGACGGATATGGTTGTAACATTGAAAGTTGGTTTGTCGGAAAGTCTTTTGAATGGTTAAAAGAAAACGCAAAACAAATAAGAGCATTGATATCATACTCTGACCCTGTGCAAGGACATAAAGGACAAATATATCAGGCAACAAATTGGTTATATCAAGGAACAAGTATTAGACCCAATGACACATGGTCTTTTCGTTTTGAAGAAGGTGGTAAATGGATACATGGTAGAACTATGGCACCTTATTGGGGAACAACCTCACCTTTCAAATTACAAGAACTTATTGATAAACCATTTTGGGTAAAAAGAGAACCAAAGAAACATAGGTATATCTACATTTTGGGCAAGGATAAAAAAGATAAAAAGGAATTGTTGAAAAACATAAAACATCCTTTATATCCGTATCCAAAAACATTAGAAAAACATACCGAAGAAATATTAAAATTAGAACCAATTGAAAGAGTTAAATAAGTTATATTGTGATACGAGTAGAGTATCAGTTAGAGAAATAAGCAGTTCAGTTGCAAAAGAAATTATAGTTAAAAAACACTATACCCATGCATGGACTGCGTGTAGATATTCATTAGGTATCTTTTACAAAACCGATGAGTCAAATGCATTGGGAGATAGTGATAAACTTATAGGATGTTTGGTTTATGGTTTCCCAGTTGGTGCAAGAGCTGCAAATTCAGTTTCGGATTCAATTACAAAAGATAACATTTTAGAATTGACAAGATTGTATTGTGATGATGGTTATGGTTCAAATATTGAGTCTTATGCATTAGGACAATCGTTCAAATGGTTTAAAGAGAACGATAAAGCAATCAAAGTTTTAATATCATACGCAGATAACGGACAAGAGCATTTAGGAGGAATATATCAGGCAACCAATTGGATTTATCAAGGAATGAATACTGATATTGCATTGATGCCAAATTATGGTATTTCATTATCCGATAACCCGTTCAAATGGATTCATAGTAGAACTGTGTTTTCAATGTGGGGTAGTGGTAATTTGGAACATCTTAGAAGAGAAATAGGAAAACAAGGATATAAACAATTTTGGAGAAGAGAAGAACCACCAAAACATAGATACATACAGGTATTGGGTGCAGATAAAAAAGAAAAAAGAGAATTACTTAAAACTTTAAAACACGACCCTAAAAGTTATCCAAAAGATACAAGAGAATTTAATAAGGATATAGAAGTCCATACTACAATTGCACCTGAAACCGAATTGGCAAGTAAGTTTTGGTAATTTCGATAATTTTTAGTATATTACATATATGAATAAATTTTGGGATACAGGCAAAGATACAACGACATTTGACTTTGAAGGTAATAAAAAAGAATTAGTAAATAATTTGGATTATATATCTGCAATGTCCGTTGAAGAACAAACTCTATATAAAAAGTGGATAGAATGGAATCAGGATTTACATGCAAGTATGAAAAAATTACCTGTAATACAATCTTATTATGATTTATTATGGACTCCAACTGATTTGACAAACTATGATTTAACAATTAAAGAAATACAATCTTTAGAACCATATGTCGAAATAGTAGAAGACCCGAAAGAATCGACAAAATGGTCTGATATTCGTAAACTAATTCACACAATGGATTTTACAGCAAACCCTGGCCGTAATGTTAAGATTTATGTTAAAGATAAATTGACTAACAAAATATTAGGTTTAATTAGTTTGGGTAGTGATATTACCTCTTTGGGTGTAAGAGATGAATTTATCGGTTGGGGAAAGGAAGATAAATTTGTAAATGGTAAATTAAACAATACTACAATTGCAACTACGATAGTATCGGTTCAACCATTCGGATATAATATGTTAGGTGGTAAGTTAATTGCAACTATGACCACATCTCCTGTCATTAGAGACTATTGGTATAAGAAGTATAATAATATATTAGTAGGTGTAGGAACGACTGCATTGTATGGTGCATCGTCAATGTATAATGGTATTCCACATTTCAAAACATTGGGTGAATCAAAAGGAATGATTAGTATTAAACCTGATGACAAATACTACGATGTTTGGCACCAATACATTAAAGTTAAGTATCCAGAAAAATACGATAAAGCAATTAACTCAACGGGCCCTAAACAAAATGTATTAAATTTAATTTTTAGAGAGTTAGATATTAAAACCAATCATTACAATCATGGTTTTAAACGAGGTGTGTATTTTGCACAAATGTATGAAAATGGTAATGCATATTTATGTAGTAAAATAGGTGAGACAGAATTAAAGTTAAACGATAGATTTGCAAAAGGTGATGAATATAGTGTTCAATGGTGGAAAGATAAGGCGGTAAAGAGATATACAACATTATATAATGATAATAGAATCAAACCTGAGATACTTTTCTATTCGGATGTAATAGGAATGACATGGGAACAATGTAAAGAAAAATACTTAAAAGAAGTGGGGAGATAATATGTACCAGAATATATTTTACGAAAGAGCAAAAAACTTAATACATCTTTGGGATGACAAGAGTGGATATCAAACAATGCCATATAGGAAGTATGCATATAAGAAAGACCCATATGGACAATATCATTCAATGTATGGTGACAAACTAACCCGTATTTCAAAATGGGATAAGGATGAAAGTGATGACCTATTTGAGAGTGATGTTCCAGAAACGACAAGAGTATTAGTAGACATATACGATAATGATATTCCCTCAACAGGACATAGAGTATTGACTTTTGACATTGAGGTCGAAATGATATCAGGACTCCCAAACACAAAAGAAGCACAAAACGAAATTACGGCAATTGCTGCACATGATGGTGCAACCAAATTGTATGATGTATTCGTATTAGACAAAGACAAAATAGTTAAAAATAATGCCAAAAACTTTAGCAAAGATGGGAGAGAAGTTACTCTCCACATTTTCGATAACGAGAAAAATCTCTTACTTGCTTTCCTTAATTATTACCAGGAAGTTGACCCGACTATTCTTACAGGATGGAATATAGATTTCTTTGATATTCCCTATTTGTATAATAGACTTAAAAATGTATGTGGTGAGAGTCATGCAAAAAGACTATCTAGAATAGGACAAGCATATTGGTCACCATATAGAGAGAAATTTAGTTTCGGTGGTGTATCTGTTTTAGATTATATCAAATTATATAAAAACTACAACTATGGTTTGGAGAGTTCATATACACTAAATCATATCGCAACAAAAGAGTTAGGTAGAGGTAAAGTAGAGTATGAGGGAAGTTTGGATGATTTGTTCGTAAACGATTTAGAAAAGTTTATTGAATATAACATTGTCGATGTGGACTTAGTTGTGGCAATGGATGAGAAGTTAAAGTTTATTGATTTATGTCGTGCGATATGTCATGCAGGATTTGTTCCATATGAAGACTACATATATTCATCAAAATTCTTAGAGGGAGCATGTTTGGCATACCTTAAAACAAAAGGTATGGTTGCAACAAACAAACCAAAAGATAGGAATGAAAGAATGCAGGCATTGAGAGATAATAATGAGGAAAAATTCATAGGTGCATATGTAAAAGAACCAATCGTTGGAAAGTATGATTGGATTTATGATTTGGATTTAACATCTCTATACCCATCAATCATTATGACACTAAATATCAGTCCTGAAACAAAGATTGGTAAAATTGAAAATTGGGATGCAGAAAAATATATCAAAGGTGGTGAAACCGATTATAGATTGATTGGAAAAGATGGTGAAATATACGATTACACAAAACAGGAATTAGAAGAAGTTATCAAAGATAGTAATTTAGGAGTTGCATCAAATGGTGTACTATACTCACAAGATACTCCTGGTTTGATTGCAGATATTTTGGACACATGGTTTAAACAACGTGTAGAATTCAGAAAATTAGAAAAGAAATATGGTGAAGCAGGTGATACCGAAAAATATGAGTTCTATGGTAAAAGACAATTGGTTCAGAAAATCCTTTTGAACTCAATGTATGGTGTATTGGGTTTACCGGCATTCCGTTTCTATGATGTGGATAACGCGGAGGCAGTAACCTTAACAGGACAAGTCGTAATTAAAAAGACGGCTGAAATGGCAAATAGAAAATATTGGAAAGAATTAGGAACAACCGATGACTACAATGTTTATATTGATACGGATTCAATTTATATGATGGCAGAACCTTTGGTAAAACATAGATACCCAGAATATAAGGAGTTTGATGAAAAGAGAATGGCACAGGAAGTAAATGTAATTGCAGACGAAACCCAAACATTCTTAAACTCATTCTATGATTTATTGGCAGAGAGATTTTTCTTTATTGCAAAAGAGAAACATCGTTTTGAAATTAAAAAAGAATATATCAGTAAAGCGGGATTTTGGGTAGCAAAGAAACGATACGCACAATGGATGATTTTGAAAAACGGAATCCCATGTGATAAGTTGGATGTGAAAGGATTGGATGTAGTTAGAAGTTCATTTCCAAAAGCATTCCAAAAGTTTATGTCTACAATGTTAAAAGATATTTTAATGGGTAAAGATAATGATTATATCGATGATACATTGCTTACCTTTAAGAAAAGTTTACCAACACTTCCTGTAAATCTAATTGCAAAAGGTGGAGCAATTAAAGAATTAAGTAAATATGATAATGGTAGTTGGAAAACAGGTTCATCAATTGCTAGTTTTGAAAAAGGAACACCTGCACACGTTAAAGCAGGAATTGCATATAATAGATTATTAAAATTCTTTAACGCTCCTTTCAAAAATGAACCAATTAGAGATGGTGATAAAGTTAAATGGGTGTATCTTAAAAATAATCCATTAGGTTTAGAAACACTTGCATTCAAAGATTATAATGACCCAAAAGAAATTATGGACTTTGTAGAACAATATATTGATAGAGATAAGATATTTGAGGCAGAATTAGAAAACAAATTGGATGATTTTTATAACGCATTAAAGTGGGATAAAGTCACAGCAGATACAAAAACAGCTAAAAAGTTTTTTGCATTTTAATTATGAAAAGTTTAAAATATTGGAAGCCACTCTATTTTGATGTGACTTCATATAAGTGGTTATTAAAAGAAAGAAAAGGAACTAGTTTTAAAGGTTCCGGTTCTGATTATGGTAATAAAAATACTTACACTTATAATGAATATGGATTTAGAGGAGATTCTACACTAAAAACAGGATTTAAAATCATGTCAATTGGTAGTTCATATACCGAAGGCATTGGAGTAAATGATGATGAAACTTATTCACATTATCTTTCAAAAATGATACCAAATGGTGTAGATTTAAATTTTGGATATAGTGGAAGAAGTAACGATTATATGTGTAGAGCATTGATTACATTTTTTGATAAAATTAATCCAGATTTTGTTAATATAATGTATACATATCCAAATCATAGAGAATATTATACAAAAAATATAGGAATCGAACCATACGCACCCAATCCTTGGGGATATTACAAAGAACACCCGGATGGAAAAAGAGAATTTGAAGCTTTAAGTTATGCATCAAATGATGAGGATGATTTTATAAATTGGTATAAAAATCATTTATTAATTACCAATTTTTTAAAAGTAAAAAATATTCCATTTACTTGGAATGGCACATTTTTACAAACACAATATGTTGATGACAATAGATTCGATGGCAATTATCCATATTTTAAAGATGATAGTAAATATGTAAAACCAATTGAAAATAAAAAATATGCAGAAAATTTGCATAATCATATGAAAAAAATTGGTATTATCAAAAATTAGTCTTATATTAGTAAAACAAACATAAAACATGAACAAAAACAATTTATTAAAATTCATTCAAAAGTATTCACTAGGTGGACTTATTGAATCAGTAGCGTGGAACGCAGAAGGAACAAAGTTATCAGTTAGATTTATCTCAGATGACAAAACATTATTAGGTGAGGTTGAGTATAATGCTTATACTTCTACTCAAATGAATGTGGGTATTTATACAACATCATTATTAAAAAATATGATTGGTGTATTAGACAACGACTTAACATTGAAAGTTGATAAAGCAGGTGACAAATCGGTATCATTAAAATTATCATCTGACGAAACTGAAACATCTTATCAATTGGCAGATTTAGGAGTTATTCCACCTGTACCAGATTTGAAAACATTACCTGATTTCGGTATTTCAATTGATATGGCATCTAATATGATTGACAAGTTTATCAAAGCAAAGGGTGCATTGACCGATATAGATACTTTTACAATCTTTACCGAAGGTAGTGATTTAAAAATGGCAATTGGTTATTCGGCAATATCAACAAATAGAGTTACATTTACTGTACAAAAAGATTACGCAGAAACGGTAAAACCAATTTCCTTCTCAGCAAAGTATTTGAAAGAAATCTTAACGGCAAACAAAGAAGCAACATCAGCAAAATTAAAAGTTTCAACCGATGGTCTATCAAATGTTGAATTCCAAATTGATGATTTTGTATGTAAATATTATTTAGTAGAAATTTCAAATTAATAAAAATGAGTGAACAATTAGAATTATTCCCAACAGAAGTTGGTTATGAATTATCCCCACAAGAAGAAGTAAATATTCCAGAAGCACAACCAATTAAAGATGCGGAATGGTGTTTTCAATTCTTTAACAATGAACCAATTGTATTTGCATGGTCAAACGAAGGTGAAGAACCCGCTCCTTTGATTTTACAATTACAACCTGTGGAAAATGAAGGATTAAACTTCCAACAAAACGGAATGACTTTTAGAGTATTCCCAAGAGAAATTAGTGAAGAAACAAAACAACAAAGAGCAGAACAAAATGCAAGTCAAAATAAAGAAAATTAGTCCTAATGCAGTAATTCCAACTTATGCAAAAGATGGTGATGCAGGAATGGATTTAGTTGCAACAACGATTGTAAATGAAGAAACATTTCAAATTACATATGGATTGGGTGTAGGAATGGAAATTCCTTATGGATTTGTGGGATTAGTATTTCCTCGTTCATCAATTAGAAAAACTGATTTAAGTTTAACAAATTCAGTTGGTGTAATTGATAGTGGATATAGAGGAGAACTACAAGCCACATTTAGAAAAGAAAGAGGAGTTGCATCTAAAAAATATGAAGTAGGCGATAGAGTTCTACAACTTATGATTATCCCACATCCAACAATTGAATTTAACGAAGTAAACGAATTATCTAACACCGAAAGAGGCGAAGGCGGATTCGGTTCAACTGGAAAATAATATGAGTTTTTTCGCAAACGATATAAACAAAAGAGAACATAGTTTGTGGGTGGAGAAATACCGTCCACAAACCCTTGCTGACTACGTTGGTAATGAAACCATCAAAGAAACAATTCAGCAATATTTAGATGCAAACGACATACCACATTTGTTGTTATACGGAAAAGCGGGTACGGGTAAAACCACACTTGCTAAATTAATCGTAAACACAATCAAATGTGACTTTATGATTATCAACGCATCGGATGAAAACAATGTGGATACTGTTAGAACAAAAGTTAAGAACTTCGCATCATCGGTAGGTTTTGCAGGTTTCAAAGTAATCATCTTAGATGAGTTTGATTATATGACACCGGGAGCTCAGGCGATTTTGAGAAACTTAATGGAAACATTCAGTAAGCATTGTAGATTTATCTTAACTTGTAACTACATTGAGAAAATCATTGACCCTATTCAAAGTAGATGTCAATCTTTCGCAATCACTCCTCCGACTAAAAAGGATGTAGCAGTTCAGGTAGCAAAGATATTAGAAACTGAAAAGATTAAGTTTGAACCAAAGAATATGGCAGATGTGATTAATTCATATTACCCAGATATTAGAAGAATACTTAATACCTGTCAATTACAATCAGCAAAGGGTGAATTGAAAGTAGACCATAGAGTAATGGTTGAAGCAAACTTTGCAAGTAAACTTATTGAATTGTTAAAGGAATCCGATGACAAGAGAAATATGTTTATGAAAATTAGACAGGCAGTAGCAGACAACAAATTAAACGACTATTCAGAAATGTATACAATGTTATACGACAAAGTAGATGAATACGCAACTGGAAATGTTGCAAATGTGATTCTAACTATTGCAGATGGTCTTTCAAAAGATGCATTAGTAGTAGACAAAGAAATCGTATTTATGTCAACAATTATACAAATATTAAACATTATAAAATAAACAAAATGGAACAAGGACAAGGACAATTACCAATGAATTTTAATTTAAACGATGCAAGAGATATGAATTGTGAGTGTGGTGGAAAGATTTTCTTACCAGCATATAGATTCAAAAAGATATCTCGTTTATTAACAGGCCAACCAAAAGATTCGGTAATGCCAATTGAATTATATGTATGTGCAAGTTGTGGAGCTCCATTAAATGAGTTATTACCACAGGAGTTACAAGAAACAAAAATTGCAGAATAATGGCAACTAAAAAGTTATTTGACCATCTTAATGCAATTACTTCTGAACAAGACCCAAATTATTTTGATAAATTGTCAGAAGAAGATTTGAAATCATGGAGTAACTTTATGGTAAATCGTTTCCTTTCTATGAAACCAGAATGGGTAGAATTGATTGCAACTTTACTTCCATTGAGTCAAACTTTGTCTCCAAAAGAAATGTATAGTTTGTATATCAATGTGATTCCAAAGGGTAAATATTTTTTAAAATATATTAAAGGTAAATCGGAAGATAAGTATGAAAGATTTTTAATTGATTTAATAAAAAAAGAATTTTTAGTTTCAGAAACACACGCAATTGAATATATTGAAATTTTATACTCAATGAGAGAAGGTAGAGAAAATATTAAATATATTTGTGAAAAATATGGTATAGAAAAAAAAGAAATAACAAAATTAAAATTAAAAATATAATGAATAAGAGTTTTTGTATATTACCCTTTATACATCTTAATGGTTATATGGATGGAACGGCAAAACCATGTTGTGACTCACAAAAACAATTTACAGATATTGATTTGAAATCTACAAATATTGATGATGCATTCAATTCCGATGAGTATAAAAAATTAAGGATGGATATGCTTAATGGTGTAGAAAGTGATTATTGTAAAGCTTGTTATGATTTAGAAAAACAAGATATAAAATCATCTAGAAATAAATGGAATGAACATCACTCGGATAAAACAAAAAAATTAGAAAAAAAATATTTTAGTAAAAAGAAATTTAAAGGACATATAGAACCAGATTTCATTTCATTAGATTTAAGACCTTCAAATATATGCAACTTTAAATGCAGAACTTGTAATGATGGTTTTTCTACAAAATGGCAAGAGGAAAAAGCAGATTTTTACGAAACAAATGAAAACGTTTTATATTTTGGTAAAGAAAAACTGAGTGGTGTTAATAAAGTTAATTTTAAATTAAATGAAGATTCTATAAAGAATATTGAAGTTTTATATTTCGCAGGTGGAGAACCTTTTGTATTGGAAGAACATTTTGAATTATTGGAATCTATTAAAGATAAAAAACACATATCAATAATGTATAATACAAATTTCAGTATTTTAAAATACAAAGGAAAAACTATATTTGAGCATTTAAAAGATTTTAGAAATGTTCATTTTTCAATTTCAATAGATGGTTTAAATGAAATTGGGGAATTTGTTAGAACAGGATTTGATACAAAAATATTTAAAAAAAATCTTTTAGTATTAAAATGGGCAATTGACCATTACAAAAATATATCATATGATTTTCAATATACCTGTTCTGTTTTAAATTCATTTAACTTTTTTGAATTTTTAGAAGAATTAGATGAAGAACAAGAACTTGTTAATTTTCATTATGTACAGTATCCATTTTGGTACAATACCATAAATTTTGATATGGCTAAAAATAATACAATAGAATTATTTGAAAATAATTTGAAAAATATAAAATCGGAAAAACTTAAAAATTCAATATTAAAATATTTAGAGTATTTAAAAAATTCAAAAGTAAGTGATTGGGATAAGATAAATGCTCAAAAATATTTAAGAGGAAATGTAGCACATACTTTATTATTTAATGATATAGACTTACCAGAAAAAATGGTTGTTGTAAATAAACTAATTAATACAAAAATTGATAAAAAACTATTATAATTTGGTAAATCCAATTATTTGTCTTATATTAGACTTATTATGGCAAGAGTATCATTTTCACAATATAGCATGTGGCATAATTGTCCACAACAATACAAATTAGCATACATAGATAAGTTGGGGGAAAACTCCTCTAACATACATTCAATCTTTGGAACTGCAATGCACGAAACACTTCAAAACTATTTGGAGAAATGTTTAAGAATATCAAAGTCACAAGCTGATAAGATGATTGACTTAAATGAGTATCTAAAAGAAAGAATGAAAGATGCGTATCTTAAAGAAACCGAAGGGGAAATAGGAAATACTACAATATGCACCAAAGAAGAAATGGTGGAGTTTTTAGAAGATGGAAATGTCTTATTAGATTGGTTTCAAAAACCCAAAAACTTTAACAAATTCTTTTCGTTAAAACACGATGAGTTGGTAGCAATTGAACAACCTATAAACACAAAGATTTCAGAGAATGTAAATTTTATGGGTTTCATAGATTTGATTATCAGAGATACATTTACAGGTAGATACAGAATTATTGACTTTAAAACTTCTACAAGAGGTTGGAGTAAGTATCAAAAATCAGACCCAGTTAAAAGTGCACAAATCCTTTTATACAAAAAGTTCTATGCTGAATTACTAAACATTTCCGAAGATGTGATTGATGTTGAGTTTATCATTTTGAAAAGAAAGGTGGAGGTAAGAGAGGATATCCCAACACATAGAATGAGTAAGCATGTACCTGCAAATGGTAAAGTATCAGTGAATAAAGCCTGGAAGGGTTTTACGGAGTTTGTAGAGAGTGTATTTGACAAAGATGGTAATTATAGAATGGATATAGAATTCCCAAAGAACGCAACCAAACTATGTGAATGGTGTGAGTTTTTTGATAGAGGAATATGTGATAGAGGATTAAAAAATTTAAATTAAACAATATATATTTTAAAAATAAGTTATGGCAAAAAAGAAGATTCTGTTATTATCAGATGATTTAAGAATGGCAAGTGGTATTGCCAATGTTTCCAAACAATTAGTATTAGGAACTGTTGATAAGTATGATTGGGTTCAATTAGGAGCCGCAATCAAACATCCAGAAGCCGGTAAGGTTTTAGATTTAAACGATAGTGTTAGAGAACAAACAGGTGTAAAAGATGCAAGTGTAAAAATTTATCCATCGGATGGTTATGGTAATGCCGATATAATTAGAAGATTATTGATGGTTGAAAAACCTGATGCAATCTTACACTTTACCGACCCGAGATATTGGATTTGGTTATATGAGATGGAACACGAAGTTCGTCAATCAGTTCCTTTATTCTTTTATCATATTTGGGATGATTTACCAGACCCAAAATATAATAGAGATTACTACGAAAGTTGTGATTGGATTGGGTGTATTTCAAAACAAACGTATGGTATTACTAAAAGAGTATATAGTTGGGATAAAGAAAAACATTGGACTAAACCTGAAGCTTGGCAAGTAAGTTATGTACCACATGGTATCAATTCGGATTTATATAAACCAGTAGAAGTTCCAAAAGATTTTAAAGAAAGTATATTTGGAGACAAAGAATATGATTTCGTATTATATTGGAATAATAGAAACATTAGAAGAAAACAACCAATTGATGTTATATTAGCATTTGATAAATTTGTAGAAGCATTAAGACCTGAAGAAAGAAGTAAAGTATGTTTATTAATGCACACTGCTCCTGTTGAAGAACATGGAACGGATTTACCAAGAACAATTGCAGAATGTTGTTCACCTGAAACAAATGTAATATTTGCACCAAATAGATATTCCGAAGAACAATTGAACTATCTTTATAATATAGGTGATGTGACAATCAATGTAGCATCAAACGAAGGATTTGGATTAGCAACGGCAGAGTCAGTAATGGCAGGAACACCAATTATAGTAACGGTTACAGGTGGTTTACAAGACCAATGTGGATTTAGAGAAAGAGGTACGGGTAAATTAATAACTGCAGAAGATTATGTTGAAATTGGTTCATTACATGATAGACACAAAAAAGCAGGTGTAGTTTGGGGAGATTGGGTTAAACCAATTTGGCCAGTTAGGTCAACAACAGGTTCAGTTCCTACTCCATATATTTTTGATGATAGAGTTGACTTTGAAGATATCACTCCTTTAATTATGGATTGGTATAAAATGCCAAAAGAAGATAGAGAAGCTGCTGGATTAAAAGGTAGAAAACATTTCTTAGGAGAAGGTGGATTGAGTAGAGAAGCTATGTGTAATGCATTAGTTGAAGGTATGGAAGGTGCATTTGAAAATTGGAAACCAAAACAAAAATTTAGATTAATAGAGTTATAATATGAAACCAACATTAGTATTTCAAGCACCAGTAGCAACAAGAAGTGGGTATGGTGACCACGCAAGAGATTTATTACATTCTCTTTATAAATTAGACAAATTTGATATCAAAGTTATTAGTACTCGTTGGGGAAATACTCCAATGGATGCATTAAACTATGACAATCCATTTCATAAGTTTGTAGTGGATAATATTATTCCAAAAATTGACCAAAAACCTGACATCTATATTCAGGTAACAGTTCCAAATGAATTTCAACCATTGGGATTTTATAACATTGGAATTACAGCTGCAATTGAAACTACACATTGTGCATTAGATTGGGTACACGGATGTAATAGAATGGACTTAATTATAGTACCATCCGAACATTCAAAAGATAGTTTAGTAAAGACAATTTATAACGAACAAGACAAAAATAGTGGTCAATTGATTACACAACATAAAATTCAGAAACCAATTGAGATTCTTTTTGAAGGATTCGATGAGATGGATTTTGGAACGGAAACTGTTGCACATATTACCGAATTGGATTCAATCAAAGAAGATTTTGCATTCTTATTTGTAGGACATTGGTTAAGAGGTGATTTGGGTGAAGATAGAAAGAATGTAGGAATGATGATTAAAACATTTGCAATGGCTTTCAAAAATGAAAAGGTTAAACCTGCATTAGTTCTTAAAACCAGTTCAGCTGGATTTAGTGTAATGGATAGAGAAACTACTATTAAAAAAATTAGAGAGGTATTGGGAAAGGATTATAAGTTAGTTCCAATTTACCTTTTACATGGTGATTTGACTCCATCGGAAATGAATGGATTATACGAACATCCAAAAGTAAAGGCAATGTTAAACTTTACAAAAGGTGAAGGATTCGGTAGACCCCTATTAGAGTTCAGCTTGACAGGAAAACCTGTAATTGTTTCTAATTGGAGTGGCCACATTGATTTCTTAAAACAAGGTGCGGTATTACTGGAAGGTGAATTAAAACCGGTACATGAATCTGCAGCTGACCAATTCTTATTAAAAGAATCACAATGGTTTAATGTTAATATTTCAAAAGCATTGACTACAATCAAAGATGTTTATAAAAATTATGACAAATACAAAGTTGAATCATTTCAATTAGGTAAACAAAATAAACAAAATTTTGGATTAGAAAAAATGACCAAATTGTTTGATGTAATTTTAAATCAATATGGTATTTATACTAAAATACAACCAAAATTCCAACAGTTACAATTACCAAAATTGAAAATGTTAAATAAATAATGGCCATAGATACCAATTATACTAAAATATATAAAAGATATACTTCAAATCCAATACTGATAACGAACGCCAATAGTAAAATGGTGAGAGGCCAATTTTATCAAATATTGGAATATAAATATATTGACGAAGAGGACGATTCAAAATCTTGGTCAGGAACAACCGCACCAATCGTTTATGTATTATACATCTCAGGTAAAGATGATTTGGTTCATTGTATAAAATTATCAAACATAAATCCACTTACTGTCAAACAATTATTTAAAAAATTGGTAGATGAATTGGACGCGGAAATTGACCCTGGAAAAGACGCAAGAAGTTTTTATAATAACAAAATGAAAAACATGTCATTTTTTGCAAAGAATTTTTATAGAACTTATAAATTGTCTGGCATTTTAAGATGTGTATCTTTAGATATGGACACCACTAAGTTAATTCCAAAATCTATGGTTCAAAGTGGTATTGCAAGTATGGGTTATAAGACTTATGGTAGACGAGGTAAAATTACAAATATAGATGTTGATGTAAAAGATAACAAATATTCAAAATACCAAGACCAACAACCAAAAATTAAAAAAAATAAATAGTTATGACATCAAAAGAATTTGTCCTTTGGTTAAAAGGATTTACGGAAGGAGTGCATGAATTTAACATTACTCCAAAACAATGGGACACACTAAAAGAAAAGTTGGCAGAAGTGGATGACAATACAATCCCTATGGGTGGAGTAATTGTAGACGATAATACATTTAGAGTTCCAAATGACCAACTATTTTATCCAAACCATACCGGAACAACATCAAAAGGTATATTCACAACAACACCTGGTACTACCGGATTTATTACAATTTCAAATCCAAACATAGCATCATTTGGTACGGGTTCAGTTGGAACTATTACAACAAACAATCCATCAACATCAACTACATACGGATATCCAAGTGGTTCTACATGGAGTTATACAACATCAAACGAAAGAATATTTTAATGAAATTAAGTTACGCAATAACGGCTTGTAATGAAGTCGAAGAAACGATTAGATTAGTAGGACAATTATTAAACTACAAAGAAGAAAATTCGGAAATAGTAGTCCTATTAGATACACCCAAAGCACCTACTGAATTAGTAGAGTATTTGGAATTACAAGCAAACGCTGACCACATCACACTTATAGAATCAGAATTTGATAATGATTTTGCACAATGGAAAAATCTATTAAACTCACAATGTAAAGGTGAGTGGATATTTCAATTAGATGCCGATGAATATCTTATGCCTGATTTGATTGTAAATATGGAAGCATTGTTAGATAGTAATACCGATAAGGATATGATTGTTGTTCCTAGAATCAATACAGTTGAAGGATTAACCGACACACATATTAAAAAATGGGGTTGGAATGTAAATGAAAAAGGTTGGGTAAATTTCCCAGATGTTCAAACTCGTATTTATAAAAACTCTGACAAAATTGGATGGAGTGGTAAAGTGCACGAAAGAATAGTTGGATTTGAATCTTATACCAATTTCCCTGCAGATGAAATATATTGTATCAGGCATCCTAAGACAATAGACAGACAAGAAAGACAAAATAATTATTACGATACTTTATAATGGTTCACATATATTATCACATATATGCAATTGATGGTGTCGAATCTATAATAGATGAACAACTTTCTTTAATAAAAAAACATTTTAATTTTCCATATAAATTAAATATAGGTATTTCAATCCCTCATGATAATAAATCTATAACTAATATATTGAATATAATTGATAAATCAAATATTAGAGATATAAGAGCAAAAGGACATGAGTTTATAACATTAGATTTAATAGAAAAAGATAAGGAAAAATTTGGTGATTCCGATTATATTTTGTATCTTCATACAAAGGGAGCATCTAAATTAGATGATATAGATTATTCAAATATAAAAACTTGGAGAGAATTGATGAATTATTTTAATATAGAAAAATGTAATAATGTTCTAAAAATTTTTGAAAAAAGTGAATATAATACATATGGTGTTTTACTGGGAAACATAGGAAAATGGCAATTATATTCCGGTAATTTTTGGTGGGCAAAATCATCTTATTTAAAAACAATCAATATAGATGGTATAATGAAAACCAGATTTGATGCAGAATGTAAATATATCCAAATGGGTGAGAATTGGAAACCATATTCTCCGTATAATAGACCAGGTGATTATGAAGAACATTATCGAATAAATCATTACGATATAATGTTTAAAAGAAAAGAATATGCAAAATAAAATAACATTTATATTCGATTATAGAGGTGAAGAATGGTCAATGCCATTGGCACTTATGAATGAGTTTAAAGAAAGAGGTTGGGAAACTGAAATAGTTTCTATACCAAATGGTGATGATTCCCAATTACAACTATGGATTCAACAAGATACTCCAACTGATATTGTTATGTTTTTAGATTGGGGAAGATTTGATTCTAAATGGTTGGATAAAAGCTTAAAACCAAACGCATTTTGGATACAAGAAAGTGGAGATGACCCACAAAATTTTGAAAGAAATTATCCAAAAGCAAATCGTTTTCATTATACAATTACGCCTGACAAACAATCGGCAATTGAATATAAAAATAGAGGAATAAATGCAGAATGGATAAACCACTTTGCAGATACTAAAGTTCAGTTTCCTATGAATTTAGAACCAAAATATACGGCAGTTACAAGTAGAGGTAAAGGTGGTTCGGAATTTTTAGATTATCTTACAAATTGGTCAGAAGGTGCAATTGGAAATCGTAACGGCATGAATGCAAAAGAACATACTGAATTTTTAAATAGTGGTTTAGTTGTTATTCAAAATAGTAGATGGCAAGAAATTACCCGTAGGATTTTTGAAGGAATGGCTTGTGGAAAATTAGTTATCACAGATAGGTTGCCTGATATTAGAGGATTGGATGAAGTATTTGTAGAAGGTCAAGAAATTATTTTATACAATGATATGTTTGATTGTATTGAAAAAATAAACTACTATATCGAAAACGAAGAAGAGAGAGAAAGAATTGCACACAATGGAATGATAAGGGTATTACATAATTATACACAAGTACAAGTTGTAGATAAATTAATAGAAAAATTTAAAAATAATAAATAATGACATTTTCAGAGTTTTACGAAACATCCGATTTTAAAAGTGATAAGGGAACTACGCATGATTATATAAACGGATATTATTCGAATGAGTTTACATCAAAAAGGAATGATAAATTAAAAATATTAGAAATAGGAGTACATGAAGGTCGCTCTATAAAATTATTAAGAGAATGGTTTGTAAATTCGGAAATAAATGGTATAGACCCTTTTGGAAATGGTTTACCAGATAATATATCAGATGAAATTAAAAAAATGGGAGATATCAATATTATAGAAGATGACGCCTATACTCAAAATGTTTTAGATATGTTTGAAGATAATTCAATAGATTATTTAATTGATGACGGGCCACATACTTTGAAATCTCAATTGTTTTCAATAGAATACTGGTTTAAAAAAGTAAAAATAGGTGGAATTATGATTATAGAAGATATACAGAATTTAGATAAAGAAAAACAGGAAATAGATGATTTGTGTTTTAAATTGGGAATAACGTATGAAATAATAGATTTAAGAAACAATAAGAATAGATATGATGATATACTTTTAACATTTCAAAAAAAATAAAAAATGGATTTACAAAAAACTTATGATGAAAACAATGTAGGAAAATGGGATGGGTGGTATAAAAATTTACCAGACACTCCTGGGTCATTTCAATATGGTGATACTTTAACCTATGAATTGGCAGCTAAATTTTTAGAAGATTGTAAAGAAGTAGAAGACTGGGGTGTTGGTGGTGGAGGGTTTTTACGATATAGACCCGATGCAATTGGTGTGGATGGTAGTGATACTAAATTTGCACAAAAAAAATACATTGATTTAAGAAAATATACTACTAATGTAGAAGGTATACATATTAGACATATATTTGAACATAATTACAATTGGAAAGATATTTTAGAAAATGCAGTTAAATCGGCTACTAAAAAATTAGCAATTACTATGTTTATTCCTTTGATTAACGAAGATAGTAAAGAATTAGCACATAATGCAAAACATGGTGTAGATGTACCTGATATGGCTATAAATGAAAAAGAATTTATGGATGTAATTACAAAAATGAAACCTACTAATATACATAGAGAAATATTTAGTACCGATACTGGATATAGTAAAGAAGAAATTATTTTTATTACATTTTAAGAATCAATGGAATCTACCGCTAAAAAAATAAAAATAGTTTCCGCTAACTTTGGCATGGAAAACAACATAGATTGTATAGATATGCCACAACAAGTTGGTGAGTCATTTTATTATAAAACTTATAATTATAACGATAATAATTATCCTTTAAGAGATAAATCATTGAGTCCTAGATTAAAAGGAAAAATACCCAAAATGTTAGAATGGATACATGATGATGCCGATTACTATATATGGTTGGATAGTCCATTCGAAATAATATCTGATAAATTTATACAGAATACACTAAACGCAATTGGGGATAACGATTTATGTTTATGTAAACACAATAGTGTTCGTTCTTCGATTCGAGAAGAACTCGAATATATGAAAAAAGAAATGCAATTTGATAATGGATATTTAATAAGTAGATATTCCGGTGAAGATATGGATAAACAAGTTAGTATATATTTGGAAGATAAATCATTTACTGATAATAATTTATTTGAAATGGGATTTTTCATATATTCAAAAAAATTAGTAGAAAATAAAAATTATAATTTAATGACTGATTGGTTTCTACATAATTCTTTATACTCAATACAAGACCAATTATCAATACCATATTTATTACACAAACATAATGTGAAATATACTACGTTTGATTTTAATGTATTTAGTAATCCTGATTTGAAATATAACTTTAAGTAATTATGAACAAATATACCATAATAATACCAACACTTTGGAAGTCAAATAGAATACATAAATTACTTTTTGATTTGATTAAATGTGAATATGTATCTGAAATTATTTTAATAGATAATGCAGGTAAATATTTTGAATATTATGAAGCATTGGATAAAGTAAAATTAGTACAGGTAGAAGAAAACATTTATGTTAACCCTGCTTGGAATTTGGGAATTAAGATTGCTAAAAATAATTGTATAGCATTATTAAACGATGATATAAACTTTAATCCAAATATATTCGAAGTCATAACCGAAGATATATTAAATCAATTTGGTATAATTGGGATGGGTGAGGGTAATTATAAATCATTAAATATAGAAGGTGACCCTATATTAGAAGTATGGCAACCTGGTGTAAATGATTGGGGTTGGGGATGTTTTATTATGTTTGATAAAAAGAATTGGATTGATATTCCAGATAACATTAAAATATGGTATGGTGATAATTTTATCAAAGATGTAAACCCGGCACCAAAATCATGTTTAAGGAACTTTAAAGTCGAAACAGAAATGTCAACAACATCGGATGATGATGAATGGAATGATAGAAAAAAAGAAGACCATATTAATTTTATAAATTATTTAAGACATGGAAAAATTACCAATTAGTATAGGAATATTATCCTGGCATAGTGGACAAGTATTAGTAGATACTTTAACAACTTATCATAACAATGGATTATTTGATATGGTAAACGATGTCACTATTTTATTTCAGGAAGTAACTGAACAAGATATTCAAATTGCAACACACTTTGGATTAGACTTTATAGGACTACAAAAGAACATAGGTATTGGCCAAGCGTTTATTAGATTAACCGAAAATGCACAACAAGATTATGTTTTAGTATTAGAACATGATTGGAATTTAATTGAAGATAAACAAACTACATACGATAGATTAAAAAGAAGTTATCAAGCAATCGAAATGGGATTGGATGTTGTTCGTTTAAGACATAGAGCAAATCCTGGTAATCCACATTTTTCATTTAGACATAAAGGTAAAGAATTGACTTATTATGATGATGAAATTGGTTGCCAATCTCCACACTTATTAGATTCATTACATTGGTTAGACCCATCGGTTGAATTTCCAGAATTTATTAAAAAAACAGAGGATATGTTTTGGACTACATCTCGATATGGTAATTGGACAAATAACCCATGTCTTTATAAGAAACAATTTTATTTAGATACGGTTAAACCATTTGCAGGTGAAGGAATTTCATTGGAAGGAAACATTAGTAAATGGTGGTCACAACAAGAATATAAAGTAGGACACAACGAAGGTTTATTCATGCATAACGATTGGGCAAAATACGGAAGAAGATAAAATGGTTGATTATTTAAAAAATTTAGAAATAATAAAAAACATATAATATGAAATTAGAAGAATTAATTGATAAATATGGTAGTGATAAAAACACAAGTAAATACACAGAATCCTATGTTCATTTTTTTGAACCAATTAAAAATGATGTTTCTAGTATATTAGAAATTGGTTTAGGTACGATAATACCTGGAGCCAAAAGTTCTATGCACGATTGGAAAACATCCCACATATCTGATTACAAACCGGGAGCATCTTTAAGAGTTTGGCAAGATTACTTTCCAAATGCAAATGTGTATGGTGGTGATATACAAAAAGATACACAATTTACAGACAATAGAATAAAAACATTCTTATTTAATTCACAATCGGGAATAGAATGTAATGAAGCTTTGAAAGATTTAACATTTGATATTATAATAGATGATGGTGACCATGATGCTATTTCACAAATAAAAACAATATTTAATTTAATTGGTAGAGTTAAGCCAAATGGATTTTATGTTATTGAAGATATAACTCCTGGAAATTCAGAAATTGTATTAGAATATATAAATCCATTAATACACACTTTGCAACTGGAACCATATTTGGTAAATCCAGAAAAAAATATATTAATTTTAAAGTTTAAATAGTGAAATATACAATAATAGGTTGCATAACAAAATATGGTGTAGAACAAATTAGACCATTCGTTGAATCAATTGAACAAAGTGGATTTACTGGTGATAAATTAATGTTGGTCTATGAAATTACACAAGATACCATTGATTATCTTAAAAATAAAGGATGGTTATTGATACAATCAGAACCACAACAGCATATTATATTACAAAGATTTAGAGATATGTATCAGGTACTACATCAATATGAAACCGATGTAGTTATTTGGGTAGATGTTAAAGATATAATATTTCAAAAAGACCCAACTGAATGGTTAAATAAATGGATGCGTAGAGATATTCTCGCATTTAGTGAATCTCTAAAATTTGGAGATGAAGCTTGGGCAAGATTAAATGCTGGAACATCATTTCCTATGGAATGGGAATGGTTACAAAACGAAGAAATACATTGTGCAGGAACCATTGTTGGTAAACGAGATGCAATAAGAGATTTATTTATTAATATTTATAGATGGAGTTTAACCACATCTAATCCAGAACAATTGGCAGACCAGGCAGCATACAATATTCTTATTCATTTGCATCAATTTAAAGATAAAGTACAATTTGTAAAACAACAAGAAGGTTTTGCAGCTCAATTGCATTTAAAATTAAAAAAAGGAGATACTTTACCATATACTGAAATATTACCTAACATAAATGGTATTGAAGTAAAAAATGAAAAAGGTGAATTATACACATTAGTTCATCAATACGATAGAAACGAAGAACTTAAACAATTAATAGAAAACAAATACAAATGAAAAAAATAGTTATTACATCATTCGTAATGCCACATGAGTTGGATGATTTAGAAAGAGTATTGGTAGATTTAAATAAAGCATCTAAATTTATAGATGGAGTGAATTATGAATTTTATATTTCATTTTCAGCTGATGATTATTTATTTGATTGGGAAAATTCAAAAGTAGATAAACAATTTTTTATAGATAGATTTAATTCACTAAAACCATTAACAAATTGGGCA